GAAGTGCTACAGTAAACCCCTCAACGGTATCTGTGGTTTCGTAATTCAGATCGATTGTAGATATATTCGTTGGGAATGTATCATAGAATCTGTAAGATCTGAGGATTCCACCATCTCTGTCTAATTGATAGACATAAGCATCTGCCTGATACTCATCTGGATTAACGAGTCCAGTAGCATCAAACATGCTGTTGATAGAATTCATCCACTTTTCGAAAGCAGATCTGATTGAGAAATCACTGTCATTAAGAACGGTGATTGTCCAGGTCTCGAAAGTTCTGTCTCCAGCAACCTTCAGAATACGACCTCTGAATGGGACTTCAATCGGAGCAATTGTTGATGCTGGCAGAGCAGCTGCCTTGACAAGGAATCTTGCTTTTGACAAGACATCGTTGTCTACAGCAACTGCATCTGGGAATGCAAGTTGAACCTCAAATAGATTGGGTCTTGCGCCACCACCCGCTAGTTTACTCTTGAAATCGGTGATCTTCCTTAAAGGAATAGAATTTTGTTGATTACGGCTAGGCATTGTTCTTTAAACCTCTAAATTAAACGTTACCGATTACTTCTTCAAATGAAACACCAGTTCTGGTGGCAACAAACGTAAGACCAATGAAGTTGATTGATCTTGCGGGTTTGATGAAGATATCTGCCACAAACTCATTATTATCTATAATGGCGGCAGTGTTATTTGTCTCATCACAAATAACTACGTAGTCTGAGATACCACGCTTTGCTTGTACATCGCGTAAGAATGGTTCGACAATGTTTACAAAGTTAGTTCTTGTAATCTCATCGTTGAACTCAAACAGTTGATCCTTAGCAGCAGCGCTAATTGCATTCTCAAGATAGATGAACAAACGACGAACGTTGATTCTATCGAAGGCAGAAGACTTACCAAAAGCAGTCTTGTCACCAAAGAGAACAATACCAGCACCAGGCGAGAAGATTACAGGGTTGACTCTAGCGGAGTACAACTTATCTCGCTGCATCTTAGAAGGATTGTATGCGAGTTTAACAGCATTCAGGATTGCGCCTCTTGCAGTTCCAGCAGGTGAGAACCATGGGAAGTTGTTGATGTCATTTCTAGCACAAAGACCAGCAATGTCACCATTGAGTGGCACATATCTGAATGTATCAGCAAATCTATCAAACATATACTTGTAACCACTATCGATTACACCGTATGTTGATGATGTGACAGCAGAAGCATATCCAAGTACGTTAGTTGTAATCGTTTCATCGTTATTGACTGTTACACTTCCTGTGGAAGTATCAACCAAGAACGCATTTCTTTGAGGTGAAACGAAAGCAACCGAATCTTGTCTTGCTTCAGCAACAGCAATACACTTATTAGCAAGTGCCTGTGCATTTTCTTTCTCATAGTTAGCAGAACCCATCAAAACGAAATCTGCAGCATAGTTATCTGGATTTGAGAACAAGTCGTATCCAGAAGAAAGACTACCAATAGTAGCAGTCAGTGCACCAGCAGCATTGATGTCAGTTGTTCCGTCATAATTTTCACCACCAGCAAGCATCAATACTTGATTACCAGTGACGCCAAAATTGACACCATCAGTTTTTTGATCCCAAGCAGTATCTGAGTCATTTGTAAATCCAGAACTAAAAGCAGAACTTACAAGACCAGCAGGTGCTGAACCACCAAAGATGTTTGATGAGTTATTATAAAGATACTTTCTCCAATATGAAGGACTTCCGGCAGAATATTCTGCATCTGTTCCTTTAGAAAGTGCTAAGTGCTTCTCAAGAATTGTTCCAGCGTTTCCGCTTACAGTTCCTTTGTCATCAATAACGACAACATGAACTTCATCAAATCTTGATCCTCTAGCAGCAGCAAACTCTGAGGTACCAGGTCTTTCTGCTAAACCACTCCAACTTAAAGTACCCTCTGATAGAGCAATTGTTTGTGAATCAAACCAATCAGTAGATCCAGTGTATGAACGATCTGAATATGCAGAATCTTGTCCAGCAGTGTGAACTCCAAGACTTCCTGTGTTACTAAACTCATATACACCGCCTGGTGTATAATCAACTGGAGTTTCAACTCCTGCATGAGAAACGTGGGAAATAACTTTTACACCGATACTATCGGTTGTTCCCATACCAACTTCAGTTACAATTCCTTTCAGGTAACCATCTAGTTCTGATGTAGAACCAGCACCAGCTAAAACTCTTCCAGCAACTGATTGAGTAACTCCAGATCCTACCTGAACATCGGCTGTACCATCACCAGGCATTCCAGTATTAATACCAGAAATTACTTGGTCTACTTTACCATCAATGATAGCAACTTTAAGATCGTTACCCCAAGAACCTGGATTTCTTGCAGCGACAGTTACGTTCGTAATTACGTTCTCATCATATTGCTTGTTTACATAATCTTCTGTACTGTTAATTTTAACAGAAGCAGCAGTTCCAGCAAATGCGTTTGCTAGATCAGTGTCATCAGATCTTACTACGTTAAGATTGCCACCATATGCTAAGAACGAGGATGCAACCATCCAATGCTCATAATGCTTATCAGTGTTGTGTGGCTTACCAAAAGTATCCAGCAAATCTTGCTCACCAGTAATAACAACTGGTACATTTACAGGTCCTTTGGCAAAAGGTGCTACAAGAGCACCAGTCTTATCAGTAGTTGGATCAACTCTTCCTAAGGTTAGGTCAACTTCCCTAACGACAATTCCAGGAGATGCTAAATTAAGTGGCATCTTAATTCTCCTTTTATCCAAATTTATCTGAAATTATTTATCGAAAACCCTTTTTTCAGCGGGGAAACGATGCATGAACTACCAGTCTGGATATTCCCAGTTCATATTAGTATAGGATGCCTTCTTTTTTTCTTTAACTCTTTTGATAGTACATACCTTACATTCATATGAATATGAACTTGGAGTTACTGCTTTTCTCTTTCTAATCAAATAAAAATCATCAAGCAGACTTTTTACTTCTCCGCAGGTTCTACACTTCCTTTGTGAAAAAAGTAAATGTTCTAATTCAATCTGCTTATCGAAGTCCATTAATAATAATCCCACATGTAGGATCTATCACCATATTCATCAGCGTGCCATCTATCTCCTTGATTATCTACAAATGATCCAGTTATATCATTGATACCATCATCTAAGAATCCAAAGGGTGCCATGTCTTGGTCAATCTGATTTTTCTGCTCTTCATATATTCTCTTTCTTACATCATTATCAGTCATCTCCTTGAAGTAGTCTTGTGCTACTAACCAAGAAAAAATAACCAAGCACATTGCAAGGTCATCATTACAACCTTCTTCTGCTTCAAAAGAATTGTGTTTTTGAGCAAAAGTTGTAAGTTCCGAAATAATATCATAATCTGTTGTGATAATCTTATCATCTTCTAACAGTGTCTTTAGGTTAGAACAACCAAGTTTCTTGACTTGTGCAGTTGTCCTTACACCCATCTGCGATTTCTTACCAGAGAAACCGTGACCAACCACTTGACCAGCACGACCTCTCATAGCAGCCATCAACATATTCTCATACTCTAAGTCATAGTGGAGAATACTTGCTACTTGCTCTCCAATATCATTGACTTCTACTAGCACCCAAGCATCATTGTATGCTTTCGCTGTTTGTTGGATAATATTTGGGAACAACATCGGTTTTATTTCGTTATTCCTATATTTGGCAACTACCTGATATGGGAAGTTTGTAATATCAAAGACGACAAACGCACTATAATCGTTCCCCAAACCACGAGCAACGTCAACAGTAACAAGGTAGTTATGTTCTGGTTTGGACTTCTTGTAGATATCCAATCCAGCATTTCTTTTAATTGGTTCTTCATAAACAAGATTTCTTAGCTTCGCTGGATTAATAAGGGTATTAACAGATCCTAGAAATTCGCACTCAAACTCAACCTTAAATTGCTGTTCAGAAGTGTTGGCAATTGTCTGTTCTTTCCAAACTTGATCTCTACCAGGAACCTCTGACCAATGAACGTCAGTTGGCACATATTCATTTTTATTTTTTTCTGCATCATGCCACATGCGGTAGAAATGATTCATACCGCGAGGCGTTGATACAATAATTACTTTGGTGCTTTGACCAGAAGAAATAGTAGGATAAACAGAGGCAAAGAAGTCATCAGCGATGTGGTTCGGGATGAATGCGAACTCGTCAAGAAAGATGACATTGTACGATCCACCACGGACAGCAGATGAAGAAGTAGAGTTTGCCGAAATTTTTGAGCCATTTTCTAGTTCTAGTGAACCTTTATTCCATGATATGATACCCTGTTGCATCCAAGAAGGCAAGTTCTCATATGCAAGTTGTAATCTTCCAAGCAAGTCCCTAGCAGTTGATGCCTTGTTTGCTAGGATTGCGATGTTAACATTATCGTTAAAAACAGCGTAGTGTAGAAGATATGATACACAAGTAGTAGACTTACCTGTTTGGCGAGGCATCTTGCATATATTAAATCTGTTCTCATGGAAGTTACGTATCAGTTTTTCTTGAAACTCATACATGTTGAACGGGACAAGTCCCTCATCAAGAGAAACGATTTTAATATATCGTCTCGCAAAATATACTGGATCTTCTTTACAACGGACAAATTCAAGAATCTGATCCTTAGTCCAGGATATAGATTGATTTGCCTTTTTTAGATTAGGATTACCAAGATACTGATCACTCATACAAAATCAAATCAACACTTCCAACGTTTACGGGCTTTACAAATTGCTTTATCTGGAGTTTTCGTACAATCAATATTGTGCATCTTCTTTTGACCTTCAGAGCGAGAACAATAACTTGATCTCCTCTTAGCGTCCTTACTTCCTTTCTTAGGATTACCTGTTACAGCAGTCTTCAGTTTAGAACCTGGATTTTCACGACGATAAGCATTTACTGCTTTCTGACTCATGCCATCAGTCTTATCGGACTTGTTGACTTTCTGCCAGTCTTCACCAAACATCTTTGGTCCTTTTGACTTCTTCTCAGCAGCCGCCTTTTCTCCAGGATTTGAAGTATTTCTAGCTGAGTTGCCAATCTTCGCATCCCTTTGGGCGGCTCTATGCTTTTTTGTGTCAATCTCATAAGATTCTTTCTTGACACAGTTTGGATATCTCTTACCAAACATTGTCTTCATTCCTTTCTTCTCATATCCTTTCCAGCACTTTTCGTGGAACTGTTGGAAAGTGATGCCTTCTTTTGCTTGTGGTTCAAAACTTTCTTTCTTAGTTTTGTTTCCCCAGTTAGCAGCACCGACTTTACGACACTTGACCAAAGCACCTGAGGCGTAAGCAGAAGGCCACACAGAATAACGAGATTTAACCTTATGGTAACAAGCGTCCTTTTCACCCTTCCCCTCTTTCATTGACTCACGCTTTGCTTTTGCCTTCGCTAAAAGTCTTTCTCTCGCTGCATCTTGTTCCTTTTTAGGAATTGCAGTTACAGCATCTAATTTTTCTGCAGGTTTTCCTGCTACATATGATTCTGTCTTCACGTTGATTGCCTTCCCCTTTCTATCTGGATTTGGATCTTGACGTTGCTTACGACGAAATGCTGCTTGCTCTTCGTCCTTATCAAGATTTCTCTTCATTTTTGAAGATCCGCACTTTGGTTTAGTGGTCTGTCCAGGTTGTCTGGCGCAGGGTTTACCTGCGTATTTGCCACCCAACTGAACCCAACCAGGCTTGCCATCAGAAGACCGACTCTTGCCAAACCAGTCACGCAAAGAACTATCACCACTTTTCGATTCATTCATCTTAGATACTAAGAATCCTCATTATTATTTAGGAACCCCTGTTTTAATAATTTAGACAGTTCAGATGTAGACCCTACAAACAATGCATTGTTAGTAACATTATTATTTGTAGTCTTAGTGGATTCATCCTCCAAGTCTTTTACTTTCTTCTGTAAGTCTGCTAACTTATCAGTTGTATCAGCAACACTCTTGATTAACTGACCAGCAACTTCATATGCTCTGGGACTTGCGCTTTCGCCTGCAAGTTCCATGATACCATTGATTGCTTCTTGACCCTTTTCGATTAATGAATAAAGATTTGCTCTAGTATACTCATAATCTTTTTTAATATCATCGACTTGTGGTTTTTCCTTTTTAATAGGTGCCTTTTCGACTTCCACAATATCACTAGAGATATTCAAAGCTTCATCAATAGGGTCAAAATTGGACATTACTTAAGATCTTCCTGTCTTGTGGGACTATAAGTAGAAGAATCACTGAAGAAAGAAGTAGTCTCAGAGAATCCAAAATCATCTTCTGGTCCAGCAGTGATTGGGTCTGGAGTAACGGTATATCTTACTTCGCGCTTCGCAGTCTGAGTATTTGTATCTGCATAAGTATCGACTTGAACCTTCTTGATAAGACCTTCTGAAGATTCTGCAACAGGACCAAACAAATAAGTTTTTGCTGTGAACTGTAAAGTATATATTAAGGCACGGCGTGCGGAGAAATCTCCTTCATAATCATCTTGGAAAGAAATACTATCTAATACAACAGGAATATCTTTCTTTTCGTTGATTGCATCTACCAGATCAACAGTCAAATTAAATGATGGTTGGAAATATGGTAGAATCTGTTCAATAATCTGAAGTGAATCATCATTTAACTTTGTCAGAATATTGAGTTCAAATCCAATATTATATGGGACGGGCATGAAGACTTTTTTCATTTTACCGTCTTTACCAACTGCTTTAAAGGTCTGAGTAATACCAGTCTTTCTAGTTGGATCATATGTGATTGAGTTCATCTCAAACGACATTCTTGGCAGTGTAATCTGAACTGCTTTATTTAAGTCAGCCTGCTGTTCTAATCTTGCAAGAAACTTTTGTACAGGACCATATGCCAGAGGAACTTTCATCTGACTTATACTTTGCCCATCTTTATTATTATGCCTGATATTAATATCATTAAAGACTGTACCAAACGAAATGATTGTACGTCTGATAATTTCGTGGTAATAGTATGTTCCTAACATTAGTATGAACCGAATGGATTAGATTGTGTGAAATCAAGAATTAAATCTGCTTCTGTCTCTATTTCATCATTAGAGGCATATTCATCATATATATCATCTTTATTAAAGGATTCGACTGAATATACTGTTGATGATGCAGCACCTGTAACAATTTCTCCAGGAATAAATCCTTTTGCAGTTGTTCCAATACCAACATTTGATACCTTGAGTATCTTAGTATCAAAATCCCAATCTTTGACTCTACCTTGCGTTCCGCTGATAGAACCATTGACCAGTTCATTGAAGTTGTAATTGCCAGTTGTACTGATAAATGGTGGATTAGCAATATTTACAGTAACAATTCCAACCATTCCAGATCCAGGATCTGTTATTCTAATCGAATCTACCGCAAGACCAACTTGATTACTTTCTTTCATAACAGCAGAAGCAGTTGGTGTAGAAACTGTTTGACCCTCTGCAGCAGTTGTTGTAAAAGTAATTGCTGGAGATTCTGTATATCCTCTTCCTTCCAATGATACACTTATCGCAGTTACGCCGTTCAGACCTGTTTCTACGCTACATGTAGCAGCGGCGCCTGTTCCACCGCCACCAGATATTGTAATAGTGGGTGCTTCTGTATAACCATTACCAGCATTTGTGAGTACAATACTCTCAATAGAATATACACCAGCTCTCTCAGTTGTCAAAGCAACTGCAGTGGCATCTACCCCACCTCCACCAGCACCGCTGAAGGTAACTGTTGGTGTGGATGTATATCCAGATCCATCATCATTTAAAAATATTTGTCTTACATATCCGGTGTTTATTTGTGCTGTTGCTGTTGCTGTAACTCCAGCACCAACCAATTGTAATGTGGTAATATATCCTTCTTCCTGTACCTGAGTATCTACTTCTTCGATACCAGTGTCAATTACTTCGTCTTCATATTCGAAGAGTTCGCACTGAATTTCATAAACATAAGTTTTACCTAACTGGTAAAATGGTTTCTCATGCTCAACAAATTTGATTTCAAATAATCTTTGTCCTAATGGGAAATATACTAAATCACCCTCTCTTGGTCTTGTCGCTAACTCAATGTCATCATCAGCATCTAAAAATGGAGATATAAAATCCTCAAATCTTTCTTTCGAGATCGTTAAAACAACCTCATCCCTCAAACTGACACCAAACTTTGTAAGAACATCTCCGGCACCAGAATATCCTTCGTAAGTATTGACATATGCCTCCAAGGCAAAGTTATCATCAAATTTTGATGACTGTACTTCTTCAATAATGGTTTGCTTTCTTACATATTTTCTTGGAATATATGTAACTTCGACACCATAAATTGTCAGTTGCTCATTAATGAGATCTTGTATCAATCTTTGCTCAGATTGTGCTCCCTGAAGGAAAAAAGGATTAAGTGCCATTATCCAATAAAGTCGAGGGGTGGTAATTCATAGTCCATACTCATCTTGGATTTTATTTCATCCAACTCTTTCTCTGCATCTTCATACAATTCTCTACCATTTAACTCAATACCACCTGGCAGTTTGACACCTCTAAATTTTATAAGATTCTGTCCCCATTGTCTTTTGATTAATGCAGTAAGATATCTC